ATATCCGCGAGCGCGTAGCTGATGAATTAGCGCCGTGCACCAATGAAGAATTTTTAAAGCGTTACTTAGAACTTGCACCGGATTTCCAGGACGTTCTGGACAGCGAATTTTATGGAGGTTAAGAAAATGAAAATTCTTGTTGCATGTGAAGAGAGCCAGGCTGTAACAAAAGAGTTAAGAGAGTTAGGACATGAAGCATATTCTTGTGACCTTTTGGAAACTAGTGGCGTTCATCCGGAGTGGCACGTTCAAGCAGATGTTTTAAAGCTAGTTAACGGAGTTTGTTATTTTCAAACATGTGACGGCAGGCAGCATTATATATCTTCAAAATGGGATATGATTATTGCTTTTCCACCGTGCACGTACCTCACTGTCACAGGAAACAGATGGTTTAATGTTGCAAAGTATGGAGAAAAGGCAATAAAAAGGTTGGAAGATAGAAAGGTTGCTATTGATTTCTTTTTAGCCTTTGCTACAGCGGATTGCGATAAAGTCGCTATTGAGAATCCTGTAGGTGTAATGAGTACAGAGTGGAGAAAGCCGGATCAGATCATAAGCCCTTTTATGTTTGGAGATCCGTTTGAAAAAAAGACTTGTTTGTGGTTAAAAGGTTTGCCACTATTAGAGCCTACAGAAATTGTAGATGTGCCACCTCGAGTAAGATATAAAAGTGGGAAAACTATGCCTGCATGGTATGCTGACGTTGTAAGTTTACCTAAGGAGGAACGGTCCAGAGTAAGAAGTAAAACATTTCCTGGCATTGCTAAAGCGATGGCGGAACAATGGGCAGGTAAGATAAATGAATGAAGAAACGCTTATAGTATTCATAATAGTAATCAGTATATTAGTGGGAGCTTTAACATGGGAGGACAAGAAATGGAAGTAAAAAACATAATAAAGAAACTGCATAAAAACTCAATAACAAACTATGAAATAATTCTAATGCCAACAGGCTGTGACACAGTTCGCGTACCTTACACAAACAGTTACGATCTTACAAACATAGTCGGATTATTTAAGAGGGGCGTCAAGATTGACATAAACAGTTATACAAGAACAGTTATTTTATGGAACTATCGAGAATGGGAACGTTCAAGAAAGCTCACTGAAAACGTAACGCTACTGGTAGAATTGTTTTATGCAGAACTGCGAAACGGAAAAACACCGGAGGAAGCAAAACAAACGCAACATGATTATGCAACAACAAATAACATGTTGGACGCGTTTTATATGATTTACAAATAAAGGAAAAGCCGTGCAAAGCGGCTTTCCTATTGTATTTTTATGAAAAAGATGATACAATATAATCATACTATAAAAGGAGGTTTGTTATATGGCAAGAAGAAAAAACAGGTATGCTAAAGTATACGCGCAAGAATTGAAAAGAATTGAAAAGCAAGTTAATAAATTGCTTGCACAAGGCTATGCAATATCCATCGACATTCCAAAAGCAAAGAAGCAGCCTACAAAAGCAGATGTTCAGCGGCTGAAAAAAATAACACCGGATGCCGTACAAAGAACAGCTGAATCTTTAGTAACTGGTAGAGGTTATAAGTCAAAAAGGCGAAAAGCGAAAAAGAAAATAGATCGAGGAGAATACAAGTCAAAAAGACGAAAAGCAAAAAAGAAAAGAGGTCGCGTAGTAGATTATCCCTCTAGTGCTGATATTATTATAGAGAATTTTATAAATACAACATATACATATTTTCCGGTAGCGGAGCGTATGTGCAGACAATGGCTAGAAAATAGTTTAAAGAAGAACGGGAAAATAGCAACAGCGGAAGCATTAGAGTCTGTACCTTGGTTAACTATCCATGAAAGTTATGACGCAGAAAAAAATGGCGGGCAATCAATTGTGCCTGAATTTTTATCGGAATTGTCAGATAACTTAGGTCTTTCCAGAGAGCAGCAAAAAGAATTTTTAGATTCATTTGACTACGAAAACGGTTGGGGAGAATATTAAAATGTTTCATGTGAAACATTGAGAGGTTTTACAATGTCAAAAAAATCATTGAAAAAACCTGTGATAATAGCGGCGGATTTTGAGACTACTGTATATCCTGGTCAGACATCAACAGAAGTTTGGAGTGCTGCATGGATAGAATTATTCACAGAGCAGCCGCATTTACGCGGTAACATAGAAGATTTTTTGAACGATATTTTTAACTTGAACAAAAACGTTTTGTGTTATTTTCATAATCTGCGTTTTGATGGAGCTTTTATTGTGTATTGGCTGTTAAAGAACGGATATACATGGAATAATTCGCGCAATAAAGACATGAATGCAAAAGAGTTTAAAGCCCTAATTTCGGATACAAATAAATGGTATACCGTTACAGTCAAACCAAAATTTGACACAGTGATCGAGTTTAGGGACAGTGTTAAACTGATGCCTATGACATTAGCTCAAATTGGCTCTGCATTTAATACGCAGCATAGGAAATTGGAAATGGAGTATATAGGATTGCGACACGCAAACTGTGAAATAACACCGGAAGAATATGCTTATATTATTAACGATATTTATGTACTAAAGGAAGCGCTGGAAGTTATGATAAAAAGTGGGCACGACAAATTAACAATTGGTTCGTGCTGCATGGATGAATTTAGAAATAAATTTGATGCAATGGACTTCAATGCAGCTTTTCCGAACTTAAAAGACATAGCGTTAATAAAATATGAACGCGGAAGTGATAATGTTGATGAATATATCCGCAAAGCTTACAAGGGTGGTTATTGCTATTACAAATACAAACAGAGAAAACATATTAGACAGAACGGCATGACGTTTGATGTTAATTCTCTTTATCCTAGTGTTATGCACAGTAAAAGTGGGAACTATTACCCAACAGGGAAACCGATATTTTTTGAAAAAGAAATCCCTTATAAATGCTTAGAGACACGCGTGTATCCGTTTTATGTTAGATTGCGCTGCCGCTTTAAGCTAAAAGATGGTTTTTTGCCTACTGTACAGATTAAAGGAGACTATCGGTATAACTCTACGCAATGGTTGGAGACATCTGATATTTATTATCGCGGGAAATATTATAGATATTTTACAAATAAAGAGGGACAAAAAGAGGAAGCAAAGCCGGAACTAACGCTTTTTATGACCGACTATCTTCTTTTATTAGAGCATTATGAAGTATATGACTTAGAGATTCTAGACGGGTGTTATTTTCACGGCGCGATAGGTCTTTTTGACACTTATATAGATCACTATATGAAAATCAAAATGACTACAAAAGACAAGGGAGAACGCACAGAAGCAAAATTGTTCCTGAATAACTTATACGGCAGACTTGCTATAAATGATAATAGTTCTTACCGTGAACCATTCATCGACCCTGAAACCGATTCTATAGGTTTCGAATTGCACCAGGAGCATGAAAAAGACACACTATACATTGCAGCGGGCGCAGCTGTGACAGCATACGCGCGATATTTTACCATAACGCACGCCCAGGCTAACTATGAAAATTTTGTTTACAGCGACACGGACTCTATACATATGCTGGACGATGGGATACCAGTAAAATTGATAAAAGAACACGCTACAGAGCTATTGCACTGGAAGCGAGAAAGTGACTGGAGCAGTGCAATATTTATAAGGCAAAAGACCTATGCAGAGTTTGTGCAAAAAGAGGACGGCAAAAAAGTGACAGGTCACTGGGAGATCAAGTGCGCAGGGATGCCAGAAAAATCAAAAAAGTTATTTTTGGCAAGTCATCCAATAACGGACTTTAAAATCGGCTTGAAAGTGGGCGGAAAATTAAAACCAAAATACATTAGTGGCGGAATGGTGTTAGTGGAAGATTTTTATACTTTACGCGCAAAAAGATGTTGACACTTTAAATGGTTTGTGCTATTATAATAATGTAATAAAAATAAAGCAAAAAAAAAGAAAGGAGCAGTACAAAAAATGAGAAAAGGAGACGGAGACGCAAGGACACGGTTTTTCACAAGAACTATGACTACTACCGTTATTAAGGTAGCACAGTTTGCAGATGGGCAGGTAACAGCCTTTCCAGACATCATTGTGCCGGTTAGAGTAAGTTCTAACACGGCGATCACACGGGAAATCACCAAAGCTTATCCTGATGCAAAAGGGTTGTTTTGTGTGAATATTGAATACAACGAAGAGTTGAGACGTTTGAGCGTCGAAGATTTTTTGAAGTATTCCGAAGTCGTAACAGTTGACGAAGCAGAAAAAAAAACAGAATAAAAAAGGAGAATAATTATGATTAACACCGTAACAGACAAGAAATTATTATATAGCCTTTCCCAGAACAGTGAGGGTTTAACCGATCACGTTGGCGAAGATATGGTGGTAGTTGGGGTTGCGCAGTGGGAAACCACTAGAAAGTCAACCGGCGATACTTGTGTATGCACTGGCTTCGTGCTTGAGGACGGGCGCTGCATTACAACCCTCTCCCCAACAGTCGCAGATTGTACTCAGACCCTAGAGCAGTTTGTCGGAGCGCCGACAGCAGATAATCCGCTTACACTGCGAGCGGAATACCGGAAGTCCAACAATAAAAACGAATTTTTAACGCTTGTTCTTGTTTGACAGGGCAGCATAAAAGAGGAACAGTTGTTCCTCTTTTTTATTGGAAAGGGGTAGCATGGAAAAACATTACAGGCTAGACAATATTTTAAAAACAAAAGATCTAGACGGGAATACACCAGACATTTTTATTATAACTGGCTCTAAAGGCGGTGGAAAATCTTTTGCTGTGAAAGAATATTTAATAAATCAATTTTTGCACAAAAGTAAAAAATTTATTGGTCTAGTTCGAAAAAAAGATGAATTAAACAGTTATATTCCCGCTTTTTGGGCGGATGTAAAAAATAAATTCCCGAATACCGAATTATATTCAGTATCCAGCGGTTCTGGTAAATTCGCAGAAGTTTTTATAAAAACGGAAGCTTTTGAAATCTCTTGTGGTTACGTGATTGCGCTGAGTATGGTAGATAAAGTTAAGAGAATATCTACGTTTTTTAATGATGCAGATAATATTTTTTTTGACGAGTTCCAAAGTGAGACGGGCGACTATTGCGCGGATGAGATCACAAAATTTTTTGCAATCAATGACGCAGTTGGTAGAGGTTTCGAACAATTAACGCGAAAACTAACCTATTTTTTAGTTAGTAATATGGTTTCGTTATTGAATCCGTATTTTGTCGCTTTAGGGATTCATAAACGCTGGCAATCCGGTATCCACTTTATGCGCGGTCACGGTTGGGTGATGGAAGTTTATAGAAATAAATACGTAGCGGAGGAAAAGCAGCAAAGTGGGTTTTATCGTGCGTTTTCCGACGCGTCCTATTTTAACTATAGTATTGACAACATCTTTTTGTTGGACAATGTGCAATTTATTGCAAAACAGAATCTTGCCGGGGCAAGGTATTTAATGACAATAAAACATAATGGTATTTTTTATGGGTTATGGATGTTGCAAAACGGAAGATATTATATATCGTTAAAAGCAGACAGAAATTTTCATCGGCTTTTTGCAATCTCAACAAAAGACCATGACGAGAATACTTGCTTGACAGGTGCAATATCCGCGCAAGTGTCGATGTGTAGAAAGCAATTCAATGCCGGAAATTTTCGTTTTGAATCACAGGAGTGCAAAAATATTGGAATGGATTTTTTGGGAATTAGGGATTGACATCGGTACAAAAGGAAGATATAATAAAACCATAGAGGGAGAACTTACAGTACAGACAAGATCCCCCGTGTGAAACGGCTTGTCGGTATGGCGTATAGGGATGTGCGCGTGTTTTCCCTTACTTATTAACTTAGCCGAACACGGGAGAAAGGGAAAAATGAAGCGGGATGATTTAATTTCAAAAGCGCGTTTGATCGCGCGAATTGATGCACCAGAAGAGGGCGCGCTGGATGAATCCGCGATTTTAAATTTGATTGCGGAAATTGCAGACGAGAATGACCGTCTGGAAACAGAAGTAGCGGACGTTAGAAAACAGTATGCAGACGCATTTCTGTCTGGCACGAAAACCGAAAACAAAGAAGAAGTGGAGGAAAAAGAGGAAATCAAAACAGAAGATTTTCTCGATCTGTAAAGGAGGTAAAAAAATGGCAGTAAAAGGAGTTTTAAAAAATGTTCCTTTAGCGCTGAATAGCTTTAGAGCCAGTTTAAAAGGTACAGAATGGGAAGGCTTGCTTCCCGAAGTTACGAACTCAAATATCCAGGAGTTCGGACAGGTCATGATGCAGTATCAGCCGATCATGAACCGGTTCATGAACCAGCTCGTAAATGTTTGGGCATTGCAGAAAATCGACAAAATGTATTTTACTTCCCCGTTTGCTTTTTCAAAAAGGGGGATGTTGGAATACGGAGAAACGATTGAATCCGTATGGGTAAAGATCGCGGCTGCACACTCGTTCTGTGCCGATACCGACCCTTGGGCGATGTTAAAGCAGGAAAAGCCCGATATCGCGGTTGCTTTTATGAACCGAAACCGGGAAGAGTTTTTTAAGAAAACTGTGAACCGCGAAATGCTGCGGAGTGCGTTTTACAGTGCGCAGACACTTGGAAATTTCGTTGATCGCGTGATCGATTCCATGTACACCGGGAACGAGGTTTCGGAAATGCTGTACGCAATGGGTGCTATCGTGTCTGCGCTTGACAATGGTTTTGTTAAGCTTGTGCATGTGACCGACCCGAGAGACGAACAGAGTGCAAAAGACTTCCTTACAACGATGCGCATAGTTTCCAATAATTTACTCTTCCCGTCGGAAAATTATAACGCAGCAGGTGTTTTAAACACCACAGCCAGAGAAAGCCAGCGCGTATTTATTACGCCAAAAGCCGACGCTGTAACATCCGTCCAGGCTCTTGCCTATGCGTTCCATATGGACGAAGCGCAGATTCTGGGAAGAATCACTGTCATTCCAGAAATTCCGAATCATCCGGAAATTGTTGCGATTGTGGCAGACGATGACTGGTTGAACATCTACGATCAGCTGTTTGAAACATCGGATTTTTTTAATGCAGAAAAGCTGTATTGGAATTATTGGTTACACGTCTGGCAGATATACTTTACCAGTCCATTCCACAATGCAGTTGCACTTACTACGGAAGATGTTAGCAAGTACACAGGCGTGACGATCACCGGAGAAGCGTCAATTGCAAAAGGCACACAGAGTAAATACACAGCGGCTACCGCACCTGTAAACGGCGGGGTGATCTTTTCCTTAGAGGGAGCGGAAGCAACCAGCACAAGGATTGTTTCGAGCGACAGCAAGAGCGCAACCATTGAAGTGAGTCCGAATGAGACATCTAAGTCGTTGACACTGAAAGCGGTTGTTGCAGGACAGACAAGTGTACAGACAACAAAAGCTGTGACGATCACAGGATAAAGATTTTATAAAAAAGGGAACGGAAGCGTTCCCTTTTTTCAAAAAAGGAGGTTTAAAAGGTGGCGCTAGAAACAGTATACGCAATGCAAGCAAACGAACTGATGATATGCGCAGACGTTCCTCTTGACGCTTCTCAGGTCCGGCAGCTGTCTTTTACAGATAAGAACGATCAATATAATTATTTCCGGTCAAAAGCAATCCGTTTTTTTAATGATTTTAAATATATCCGCGAACACAGAGGGGTAAAAGTCCCGGTAAACGCGGAAGAGATCGGTAACGCGTGTTATCTATGTTTTAAAAATCAGGCAAGCGGGAAATGGTATTATGCTTTTGTAACACAGGTTATTTATATCAACCCGGAAACGTCGTTATTGAATTTTGAGATAGACGTTTACCAGACGTTTTTGTTTGACATGGTTATAAGGGACTGCGACATCAGTAGAGAACATGTTGCAAACGATGATTTTAAAACAAACACGGTGCAAGAGCCTGTAGATGTTGGGGATTATATAATCACCCATGAAGAAACGTTTGACCTTGACAAATTGGACGAGGGAACAGATTATCAGTTCGTTATAATTTCCGCAATAGACATTCTAGCCGACCCAGGGACGTTGGAAGAGCCAAACGTTACCGGGGCAAAAGGCGGAATGTATGCTGGTTTGCCGTCCGGTGCTAGAGCGTACTTAGTAAGTCCTAGACGGGGAACTAGTTCCATTTCATCCGTAATGAATTCACTCTCCGCGTTTCCGTGGGTGTCGCAGAGCATATTGGCAATTTACGCCGTGACATCTTATAATATAGGTGGAGCAGTAACCGTGGAACAGTCAGCAATGGGATTTTCGGTAGGTGTAATTGCAGATAGTTCTGCTCCGGCTGTAATTCCTGTAGGCGGTGTACTTGCAAACTGGCTATCGAAATTCCCGGCATATAAAAATAAAAAAATGTACACGTCTCAATTTTCTTTTATCGAGGTTGTGCTGCCGAATGGAGCGAGAACTGTATTAAAACCGGAATTTTTGCCGGAGGGTATCCCCTCTGTAAAAGTGGTTGGAACACTTATTCCCGCACCGAATTTATACCTATACACAGAAAACTATTGTGGTGCGGAAGATGATTTTTTATTGAACGCGAACAATATAAGCGGTTTCCCTTGCTTCCCGGTACAAAACAACACCTACCCTTTACAGACCGCACAGTCAGAAGCTACAAACACTCTCGTGCACTCACAAAATAGGACGAATATTTTTTGGGACACAGTTGGGAACGTGGCGCAAGCTGTATTTACAGGCGATCCTTTGAATGTGCTATCCACCGGAATAGACGCATACAAAAGTGTGCGTTCTGAACTACAGAGTTCCGAAAGGGACAGGCAGCGTATCGGACAGATGCAAACAAATATCAGTTTGACGGGTGCAAGTGGTGGCGGGCTTGCAACGTTCATTGCTGCTAAGAAGCTGGAAATTCTCTACAGGTGGTGGACAGTAAAACCAGAGTTCGCGGAAAAGATCGAGCAGTTTTTTGATGTTTACGGGTACAAGGTCAGCCGTTTTGGAGTTCCGAACTTAAATAGCAGACCGCGTTATAACTATATTAAATGCAATAATGTAAATGTTTATGGGAATATTCCGAATGAATTTTTGCAGCCATTGCGCAATATGTTTATAAACGGTTTTACCTTATGGCATGACAAAAACAATATTGGAACATACGGAAACAATACAAAGTAAAAAAGGAGGAAGAAAAAATGGGAAGAACAGGTTTTTCAATCGACCCGCTCGGATTGTGCGGTATCGGTTATGATGCAAAAAACGTCAGAAAATTTGATGAGCGCGTGACGTTCGACCATTTTGTCAGTCAGCTGTACTTATTAGCAATCAACCGCTATACATGGGCAGGGTTGCCGGACACTGTCAGCGCCCGCGCATTGGAGCAGGCGTTAATTTTTAACGGTGCAGTGTGCTTTTTTAAAGATGATGTAATGGGGTATCTGTGTTTACCTTGCGCAAAAGCGGGAAGCTTTAATATCTACAATATACCGACAACCCGATATATCAATACAGCAAGCGGGTATCATCACAAAGCGACCGAAAAAGACAGCGCTATCATTTTTAACGATCAGACGTTCCGCCCGTTCATGCCGGAAATTTATTATTTCGCAAAAAAATTTACTATGATTGAAAAGGCGAAAGATGTGAACACCAGGCTACAGATGAAACCTAAAGGAATTTTTGTAAATAAAGACAATGTAAACAGTGCGAAACACGCTATCAATGAAGCGGAGGACGGAAAACCTTTTGTTTTGGTAGATGATACAGACGGTTTTTCTGCTGATACAAAGGGAGTGCTAGATTTTTCTGTTCCGTGTATTCTGGAACAGCTGGAAAAAGAAAAGAATTGCATCTGGAGCGAATACCTTACACGGTTAGGGTATAACAACCTGAACATTTACAAAAAAGAGCGTCTAGTAGAATCGGAAGCAGAAGCGAACGAAGAACACATTCTTGCGCTGCGGGACGGCGGGCTGTTTATGCGCAGAGAAGCGCTTAAAAAAATTAAAAGACTTTTCCCAGATTTATCTGGGATTAGTGTAGAATTTAATCCTAATTGCAATCGTTTAAGTCTGGGAACACAGGAAATTGCCGGAATTGATAGCGCGGATTCAAAGACCAGCCCTGCAATTATGGAAGAAGAACCGGAGGTGACTGAAAATGAGTAACCACACTACAACCTTAAGAAATATCATTTTTCACTATTCGCAGGACAATAACCCGCTACACCCGCAGGAAGAAAAACGGTACGCTTTTATCCGGTTAGAAGATGAAATGGGAGTTATGGAAAGAATCGAAAAAGCGCGCTCTAAAATGCTGTATAACACAAACAATTTTTTCAACGAAGAATTTAAAAACGCTTTTTTCCAGCAGTTCTGCGTGGACAATATGATGCGAGAAATCGAATACGAAACGCCGGAATATTTTATTCTGAAATTTAATCAAAATGTTTCGCGCTGGCTACCCGTGTATAATAAACTATATGAATCGAGTTTGTTGGAACTGGACAAATTAAAGAGCTACAGCCTGGAAAGTTCACGGAATGGCGACAGAGAGACAAGCGCAAGCGGGAAAAGCACAATCGAAAACAACAACAAAAATGTTTTTGATGATACACCGGAAAACCGCTTGACAAACGCGGATTATGCAACTACAATAACAGTAGATGAGAGCAGCGGGAACGGAACGACATCTTCAAACGGAAAAGAGGTGTACTCAGAAAATTATAAAGAAAGTGGCTACAATGTGCCGCAGGCAGAACTGATTTTAAAATACCGGGAAACGCTTATGGATGTAGTAGGGCAATTCTCGGACACGGTTTCCCGTTCTCTTTTCTTAAAAATTTACTAAAAGGAGGTAAAAGAGGTGGATAAAAAGTTACCGGAAAAGCTATGTTTTAATAATGCCTATTTATCCTTGCCGTCTGAGTGGGATGCGTCTATCAGTCAGTTGGAAATGATGCAGAAGATTGCTTACAATATCAATCAGATCATCCAATTTTTGACTGACTTAGAGACAAACTACAAGAATTATACAGACGAAAAAGTTGCAGCGTTAAAAGCGGAGCTTTTGAAAACTCTCGATCAGACGGTCGCAGACTTGCACGTCTACATTGACACCCAGGACGCTTACTACTGGGCAGAGCATACAAAAGACGTTAAGCGGCTTGAAACCTTAATTACAGAATTAAGGACATATATTGATGATGTAAAGCTGACGCATATAAAAGATGTGTCGCAGCTGAATGGTAAGATCGACGAGACAAAAGCATATCTGGAACAGTACACAGATTTTGCTGTAGAACGTCTGAAAGAATGGGTAGAAGAGCAGCTGGAAAAGCTGCGCCTGGAAATTGACGAAGTAAACGAAGATGGCTTTCGGATTTTTGACCCGACAACCGGATACCGGGACAGAGTTGGAAACACTGTTAATAATGTCTATGACGTTTTAAGAGTAAGGGCAATTACTTGCGGGCAGTTCGATGCGTGGTTTCCGGCTTTTGATAAGGACTGTGACGACTTCAAAGAATTATATATCCGTGCGGGTGCGTTCGATGCAGAAAGTTATTGCAAAATGTACGGCATTCTTGATGCAAGCGTGAACAGTCCCGCAAGCGGGGACAAACTTTCCCATGCAAGAGCGTTGGACGAAGTGATGCAGGTGGACGCAGAACTGCACCTGACAGCGCAGGAATTTGATTCTGTTATGTCAGAAACTTGCCAGGCAATCAAAACAAAAAAAAAGGATGCCTTGTGGTGGGACACGGAAAACGCCACTTTTTACGATACCTATAACGTTGGGAACGGTTTAGGGGTTCGGACAGTTGGCAGAAGTGTACATGGCTTTATTAAAGTGGGCGTTGTATCTATTCCAGCACCAACAAAACCTGAGACTACTACTTTTCCTTTTTATTGGAACATATGGCCTGCGTTTCAGATCAATGTCACCAATGATAATGTGATCACTACAGAAGTTGTCATAGAGACGAATAGTAACGTAAAGATTGAGGTTGACAAAAAATCTATCATTTACACAGACGGTTTGCCGTCTCGTGTGGGGTATAGGAACATTTTGTCATTCGATACCGCCGATCAGTTCAATAGTTTTGCTTTCGCTTCAATTCGTGGAAAAATTATCAGCGAAAACGTTTTGTTAAAGGAATTGCTTGTCTAATAAGAAAGGAGGAAAAAAGAATGTTTACACGACACACAAGGTATTTCAATTTTGGCATGTATCAGAAAAAAGATGCAGTTGACATCATGGGAGACTGGAACGAAAACAACAAAAAAATTGATGCAGCCTTGCAATCACTGAAAGGTACAACATCCGGCGTAAAAAACGAAATGGCAACAGTCCAGACAGAGATCACAACAATGACCGAAGAAAATGTAACATTGAAAAATACCATTACATTGTCACAGGGTAAATTGTTGGCTGTGATGCCTTCTCTGAATGTTCTAACTCAGGTTGCCAGCGGAGCAGAAGCAAAAGCAGCAAAAGCACTTGAGGATATTGACAATTCAAAAGAACTGGTAACAGCAGCGCAGAACGCGGTAAAAATTGCAAACGATGCAAACAGCGCGAACGCTGGAAAGATCACGACTTTACAGGAAAGAATTGCAGCGTTAGAGACTGCTTAAAAGGAGGGTAAAAGCATGAGTAGCACAAACAAAACAGCCAATTTTAAATTATCCCAGTTCATCGGAACAGACAAGCCAACTTTTCTGGGAGACTATAACAACGATATGGAGATCATTGACGGCGCTTTATTTACTGCTAGCCAGACAGCAGAAGAAGCAGTGAACGATGTTGAAAAAGTAAAAGGTGCACAGGAAGAGCTGAAAGCGGTTCACGAGGACACCAAAAAACAGGTGGCGCAGCTGAAAGAAACTGCAGACGGAATGACCGGAGACGTGACGGCAGCGCAGGATGCGGCAAACAGCGCAGAAGAGAAAGCGACCGCTGCACAGACAGCAGCGACTGATGTTGTAAATGCTGCGAATATAGCCAGCGCGAACGCGACAAAAGCAAAACAGACAGCGGACGGAAACAAAACGACTTTGCAGCAGCTCGATGAAAGAGTGACCGCGCTAGAGGGAAAACCAGCTGTTCAGCCCTTAACCATGACAATTCACAACGTGTCTAGAGGAAGCGGTGACGATGCCCATGCAAGTCTGGATATCGAAGAAAACGCTTTTGCTACGGTTCAGGTGCTTAAAACACATAATGGCAATTCAGGTTCATTTTCAATTAAAGGCAGAAACACCGATACCGAATCATGGACTACCCTTGGAACGGTTGCCGGAAACGCTGTTCCGTCTGAGGTAATCAGTTTACAAAACAAAAAAATTGTAATGTTAAACTGGGGGAGCGGTGCTTTATCGTCCTTCACAGGTACAAGCGCAACCTTTACTTTAAAATGATAAGTGGAAACAGATGGCTAACGCTTGCCGAAGCGTTAGAAAATGCCCGCGAGATATATAACTATCTTGCGGGCGCGTCTGTACAAAACAGGTGGACATCATACGCAGTTTGTGCGATGATGGGGAATATGTGGGTAGAATCACATGTCAACCCGGGAATATGGCAAAACCTTGACGCGGGAAACACTGACCTTGGTTTTGGTTTTGTGCAATGGACACCAGCAACAAAGCTGTTTACCTGGATGGATGCAAACGGGTATGCACACGACAGTTGGACAGGACAGCTAGAGCGGATTAAGTGGGAGGTTGCAAACAAACAGCAATGGAAAGCGACAGCTAAGTATCCTTACAGCTTTTCTGAGTTTACGCAATGGCAAACAGGTGAGAGTGTGGAAGCAATGATAAAAATGCTGGCTGATATGTTCTTGCGAAATTACGAACGACCGAAAGACAAAAATCAGCCAGTTCGCGGAGAAATGGGTTGGTATTTTTGGCAGAAGCTCTATAACGGGGAGGACATCGACCCAAAACCAGACCCGCCACCAGAACCTCCTGAACCACCTGACCCTGACCCGCCGATCGTGCCAGAAGCACCACTTTACTTATTTAAAATCAATAATATGTTTATACCGTCAAACGGTGACAGATACATACATCCGATTTATTTTAATAAAACACAAATATTAAATATTTCGGACAGCATTATTATTGTAAACGGTTATAAATATATTAAAATCGGAATAAACCTATACAAACTTATAAACGGAGGTGGTTAAAATGGTTGAGCCTTATATTGCAATTACAGTTATTTGTTATGGTACTTCAGAAGTTGTCAAAAGTGCAAAGCTGGTACGCGATGAATATATTCCATTGATATCTGTATTTATTGGCATTTTTTGTTCTATTATTTCGCTTGTGTACAATTTCGATATCGGCGGAGGGAATGCACTTGACATTTTTGCTATAGGTATTTCAAGCGGTCTGGCGGCTATTGGGCTCAATCAGATTCCGAAGCAGATTAAAAGGGCGGTGGAAAAATGATAGAATCTATTATTACTGCTACCTGCAGTTTAGCATCCGCGTTGCTGGTAGCTGTGATAAATAATTCGTTAATTAAGTATCGGTTGGACGCTTTAGAAAAGCGAATGGATAAGCATGCAAGCATGGACGACCGGTTAATCCGTATTGAAACAGAAGTATCTGGGCTGTCGCAGCATGTAAAAGAACTGGAAAGGAGATCAGAGCATGAGTAAAATCATTGACGTGTCAAAATGGAATTATCCAGTAGACTGGGATGCTGTAGTTAAAGCGGGTGTGACTGGTGTTATTGTTCGAGCAGGCAGCGGAGTGACAGAAGATGAACGGATGAAATACTTTACGAATGAGGTTATAAAGCGCGGACTTGACCTTGGATTTTACTGGTTTGTGTATATCCATTCTGGCAGAACGATTGCTTCGAATTGTATTAAGTTTGAACAGACAATCAGACCGTACAAAGATAAAATCAATCTGGGCGTGTGGTGCGATTTTGAATATGACACGGAAGAAAAGCTGTCAAGATATGATACGAATACCTTAACACGCATTTCCAGAAGTACGCTGATTGCTAACTTCTGTCAGACGATGAACTTTTACGGGTATAAGTGCGGGTACTATGCAAACAGGGATTATTTACTGAATCACTTGTTACATAGCAAGTTAAAAGATTTTCCTTTGTGGTATGCAAGATATACCTCAAAAGAGGACGAGTATACTAAAATTGCTACGTTATGGCAGTATACTAACAGCGGTAAGATCGGAGGTAAAAATTTCGATATGTCCAAAAGAGTGGAGACAGATAGCTTCTATCCTGGAATTGGTTTAGTTGCTGCGTTAAACGCAGTAGGTATTCCCAGCAGTTTTGAGCACCGGAAAGAGATCGCAAGGGCGAACGGGATTGAAGAGTATACCGGGACGGCAGAGCAGAATACGGAGTTGGTGGTGCTGCTTGCGAAAGGAGAGTTGAAGAAAGAGTAAAGCATAACAATAAAGAGTCCGTTTATACGGACTCTTTATTGTTGATTAACTCTTCTAATTCGGTTAACAATCTTTCACTTTCTATATCTAATCTTTCAAGCTCATTATCAATATGGGCTTTATTACTGTTATACATCTCGGTGTCAAACTGTTTTATCACTAACATATATTTCCTTGAACCACTTATTCGGGCATATTCAGCCGCCAGATGTTCGTATTTCGTGTCAATAATCTGCTCCTGTTCAATACGCTGTACTATAGTTTCGGACATTTTTTCTTTACCTCCTTAAAATTCAGAATCTAAAACGTCCTGGAAATCCGGTGCAAGTTCTAAGTAACGCTTTAAAAATTCTTCATTGGTGCACGGCGCTAATTCATCAGCTACGCGCTCGCGGATATCATCGTCCATCATGTTCACGATTGCTTCCCAGTACTTGTCTAAATTTTTAATCATTTTTCATTTTCCTCCTTATTTCCTTTCTGTAATTATATAATAGCACAGTCATATAAAAATGTCAAGCGTATTTTGTAAATATTTTTATCCGCGTTCACTATTTTTAGTTTGTCGCGCAAAGTGAATGGGGAAATGTTCTAAATATCGTTTTGTTTTATGTTGACGTGG